GTGAAGGATTCTCTTGGGAAGACGCACCATGGTTTGATGCTAATGGATTGAATGATGTTGCACCTATGCAAGCATCAACAGTCGTAGAGAAATTACAAAAGAGATGAAGCACATTCGTAAAACAGTGATTCAACAAGATGATCTCACAGGAGATCTTTATGTTACAATTCCAGAAGAGGTCCTTAAAGATCTCACATGGGAAGAAGGAGATGTGGTAGAATGGGAAATGAAATCAGAAGTTGAACTTAGTTGTAAATTTATCGATGAAGAAGAGGATTTTTAAACATGTACAATATTGTTATTAAAGATAAGGTAGTTTATGATCATCTCTCAAACGAGGAAAAAGATAATACACTCAAGATGCTCAAAACAATTATTGATAATCAGTTACTTAATGATTTCAAATACACATTCGATGACATTAAAGTAGAGGAGGTTTATGACTTCGACAACTAGCGTAACGTATCACATTTACTTAAACGACAGATGTTTGTTTAAAAATTTAAATCAAGAAGAGTTTGATATAATATGGGGAAGAATATACCGTTCTTATTGGGATGGTCTTACATATACTGAATGTGTCGGTGATGTATGTACCGAAGAATCCTCTTATTGACAATGACTACATACTATAGTATGATAATGATGTAACCTACTCAAATTATGGCTAAAGGATTTACTGTAAAAGCAAAGACTCCGACTAAGGGAGGAAAGAAAAAAGAAATAGAATACGACTACGAAAAAGCAAAAGAACTGATAAAAGGTAAGGCAGTTGTACTGTGCCTACCTGGTCGTGGTTGTTCATATGCATTCATGAAGAACTTTGTTCAATTATGTTTTGATCTGGTACAAATGGGTGTGAGTATCCAAATCTCTCAGGATTACTCATCAATGGTCAATTTTGCACGTTGTAAGGTATTAGGTGCAAATGTTTTACGTGGTCCTAACCAAATCCCATGGGACGGTAAACTCAAGTATGATTACCAACTGTGGATTGACAGTGATATTATCTTTAACTCTGCACAATTTCTACAGTTAGTCCTTATGCAGAAGGATATTGCTGCAGGTTGGTACATGACCGAAGATGGACGCACAACTTCTGTTGCTCACTGGTTGGAAGAAAATGACTTCCGTACCAATGGAGGTGTCATGAATCATGAAACTGGTGAAAGTATGCAAAAGCGCCGTAAGCCCTTCACGGTGGATTACACAGGATTTGGGTGGGTACTCATCAAAAATGGAGTTTTTGAACACGAAGAAATGAAATATCCTTGGTTTGCTCCAAAAATGCAAGAATTTGAGTCTGGAGAGGTACAAGATATGTGCGGAGAAGATGTTTCTTTCTGTTTAGATGCTATTGCAGCAGGTTTTGATATCTGGTGTGACCCAAATATACGTGTTGGACATGAAAAAACAAGAGTTATCTGATAGATATAACATTTCAATCAAGGGTGTAGTGGCATGGAAAGACCTTTCAGAGGACGAAATGTTCGATACTCTCGAAGATCTTGCCCATCAATACTACGAAAAGGGGCATCCTAACGCAAAAGACATTAATGTAGAGGTAATTAAGTGAATACTATTGAAAAAAAACCGAAAAAAACAAGGCAAGGGAAGGGTAGACATACAAAATATGCTGCAAGTTCCCGAAATAATAAGAAAAAACGTCCTAGAGGTCAAGGATGAACCTAATTTGCAATCTTCCTGCTGAAAAAGTTTGGGTACGTAAGGAATATTTGCGAGATCATAAGGACGGACATGGTGAATTTGTAGAGGGTGTTTGGGTTTCGGCAAAATCGATACCTGGACGCGCTTTTTACTTTGAGACATACCTACCAGAATACGGTGCAATGTTCGATAAACTGCCTATTAGTGCATTTGTCAGAGCACCAAAATCACCAGATCCCGATATGACACTCGAAAATCTACAATTTTGGAACTGTATGGACTATGGAGTCGTGGCAATCAACAAAGGTTTCGTCTCTTCAATGGATTGTGAGGTCTATACAAGAGATCATGGGTTCATAAATGGTCAATATTTGTTTACATTAGACAATTACCATGCAAATCCAGACGTAGTAGACAATAATGTAAGTGAAGTTCCACAAGAACACAAGTCTCATAACTGCATAGCACTCGAAAATGGGCAGTTTGCACTGTATCCTAACAATCGGATGCGTTTATATGACCTTTCTATCACTCCTGAGATGCCAAAGAAACCTGATTTTAAGGTTTCTACTATAGAATATCAAGTTGAAGCAGGAACAGACTGGGGAAGACTAGGAGATACTGATGAATATTTCTGGGAAACAGCAAAAGAGAGGTCAGTTACCGAGTGGATTGACGAAAAAAGTGGAGAAATTGAGTAATTGTAAAAAAAGTTGTCGTTAATACGTATAAATAAATTTAAAGCCTCCATAATATGCCTATTTCTAATAGGATTACCTCAAAATCGTTCAAAGATATCAGTTTTTCATTCACACCTCACCCAGTAACGAATGATTTAACTGTTGTTAAGAATGAAGATGCAATAAAAACGTCAATTAAGAATTGTGTTTTTACACTTCCTGGTGAAAAATTTTTTAATGCGCAATTTGGGTCTCCAATAAGAGATACTTTGTTCAATTTGGTTGATGATGCAACTGCATCTGTAGTCGCTGATACAATTAAGAATACAATTGAGTTATATGAAACTAGAGTTAGTAATGTTAGTGTAGAAGTTGACTCTAGACCTGACCTAAATGCATTTGGAGTAACAATATTTTATGATATTATTGGGGATTTATCCTCAGCTCAAGCAATTTCCTTCATCCTAGAGGCGACAAGATAATGCCATCTAACAAGTTTACAAATTTAGACTATGAGGATATCAAATCCTCCATTAAAGATTACCTAAGAGCAAATACCGACTTTACTGGTTTTGATTATGAAGGGTCAAACATGTCGGTTCTTATCGATACATTAGCATATAATACGTATCAGACTGCATTTAACACTAATATGGTTGTTAATGAGTCTTTTATTGATTCTGCTACTCTTAGAGAGAACGTTGTTTCACTTGCTAGAAATATTGGTTATGTTCCTAGATCAAGAACTGCTGCAAAAGGTACAGTAAGTCTTACTGTTAGTGATCCAACTAGTGTTATTAATGGAAATACACTGACTTTAAGAAAAGGTCTAGTTTGTACTGGTGATTCTGCTGGAACAACATATGCTTTTGCTATTCCAGAGGATAAAACAGTAGGAGTTATAAATGGAGTTGCTGATTTTGGGGAGTTTGAGGTATATGAGGGAACATTATTATCAAAAGCATTTACAGTTAGTGGTCATAGTGAGCAGAAGTTTATTTTAGATAATCCATTCATTGATACATCAACTATTAGAAGTATTATTTTTAGACCTGGAGAGATTGGAGATGGTAGAAGATATAGATTAGTTGATAATATCGTTAAAATTACCAAAGACTCTGAAGTTTTCCTACTTCAAGAGATTGAAGATGAAAAATATGAAATTCTTTTCGGTGATGGATTCTTCGGTAAGAAATTAGATCCAAATACAGATATTAGGATCGATTATATTGTAACTGAGGGTAGAGAAGGAAATGGTGCTCGTAATTTCTCATTTGGTGGAGATTTTTATGATGGTTTGAATGTTAGTGTAAATCAAAGCAATCTAACTATCACTCTAACTACCGTTAATCCCGCCCAGAATGGCGATGAGATCGAATCTATTAACTCAGTTAAGTATTATGCTCCTAGGTTATATTCATCGCAGTACAGGGCGGTTTCTGCGACTGATTATGAAGCGATAATTCAGCAAATTTATCCTGATACTGAGAGTGTTTCAGTCGTTGGTGGTGAAGAATTAGACCCACCACAATTTGGAAACGTTATTATTAGTATTAA